GAGATCAAGAGTGGTGATGACACCGGAAGCGAAAGTAAAAAAGGTCGTAGCACAACAGCTACGAAGTCTTAAAGCATATTACTTCTACCCTGTAACGGGCGGGTACGGTAAGAGTGGGGTGCCCGATATAATCGGGTGCTATCGGGGTAAGTTTTTTGGTATTGAGTGCAAGGCAGGGGGCAATAAACCTACCGCACTACAAGAGAAGAACTTAAAAGACATTACAGCGAGTGAGGGCATGGCGTTTGTTGTGAACGAAGAAAACATGCACGACATAGCAGAGCTACTTGGCGCAACGCCAGTGCAGCTTGAACTTGATTTTTAAGGAGACCGAAATGACTAAAGTAACGAAGAAATCTAAGGTAACAAAGTTCTTTAATAAGAATCCTACCGCCACAGTAAAGGAGGCCGCTACTGCAACAGGCGTGTCATACAACACAGCATGGACTGTTCGTAAAGACATACAAGCCATTGCGGATGAGGCGATTGGTTTACCTAGCCGCAAGGACTTTGATAAGTGGCTGCATAGGGACGATAAAACATCTTCTGTGGTTAGATCCAAGAACTACATTCCAAAACCACAGGTAACTACAACACAGTCGTTGGTGATAGATCAGGCACACTCAACACCGCTAGTGGTAGGGAAGCTGGCGGACAATGCACAACAGGAATCAATAATGCAGGGATTGGCAGCGGTTAGTGACGGTAGTACAGCTAAGTATTACGAGTTACCTGATGGGGCGAAAGAATTGCAGGACTTGATCTCGCACAAGAACATGAACTCACAGATAGGTGAGATATTCCGCGCTGCCTATCGTTATGGCGAGTCATCCCACAGTAACGAGCTACGTGATGCCAAGAAGATAAAATTCTATATCGACGCTGAGATCAAGCGGCTGGGGGGTTGAGGTGAAGCCGAAGGTAGATAAAGGCATACCGCTCCCAGAGAAAGGTAATGGTTACTACAAAACTAGAGCGATCCACGATGCGTTAGACGTTATGGAAATTGGCGACAGTATTGAGTTTCCTTTAGATGCAAAACGAAAGAGCAACTACAGTACGTATTCTAAGGAGGGTAGTCGTTTTTATATGATAGCTAAAAATCGTGGAATCAAATTAACCTCACGAAGAAATAGCGATGCGAATACAGTGCGTTACTGGAGAGTTAAATGAAAAAATTTAACATCACGCTGGAAGAGACCATACGTAGGCGCGTGCAGGTCGAGGCCAAGAACGAGGAAGAGGCTAGGTTCGCTGCCGAAGATGGTAACGGTAGTTACCTAGAACTGCCGAGGGTTGTGCGGTGTGAAATACAGCAGGTGCTTGAGGTAGAGGAGCAGGGGTAGTGGATCTCATAACACTGGACTTTGAGACTTTTTACGACAAAGACTTTTCGCTCACAAAAATGACAACTGAAGAATACATACGAGATTCTAAGTTTGAAATAGTAGGTGTAGGTGTAAAGGTCAATAATGGGCCGACAGAATGGGCTAGCGGCACTCATGCAGAGCTTGCGGAGTATCTTGCTGAGTTTGATTGGGCTTCCAGTATGGTTCTGGCACACAATACTATGTTTGATGGTGCTATCCTTTCTTGGCTGTTCGGCATTAAACCTAAAGTATGGGCTGATACTCTATGTATGGGGAGAGCCATACACGGAGTTGAAGTCGGCGGTAGCCTCAAAGCCTTAGCTGAACGGTACGGTGTAGGGGAAAAAGGCACTGAGATACTAAACGCTAAAGACAAACGCCGTGAAGATTTTACTGATGACGAGTTAGACCGTTACGGTGACTACTGCATCAACGATGTTGAGCTTACCTATAAGCTGTTTGGCATTATGGTGCGGGGTTTTCCTAAACAAGAACTCAAGGTCATAGACTGCACGCTGCGTATGTTCATACATCCGTTACTAGTTCTGGACTCGTGTTTGTTGTCCCGCCACCTGAAAGATATTAAGAACCGTAAGGATAACTTGTTATCAGAAGCAGGGGTGACCGATAAGAAAGACCTGATGAGCAACGAGAAGTTTGCAGAGCTACTACGTTCCAAGGGTGTAACACCTCCTACCAAGATCAGTATGACCACTGGCAAAGAAGCCTACGCATTCGCTAAGACCGATGAAGCGTTCAAGAGCCTTGGAGCGCACGAGAATCCAGAAGTGCAAGCGTTGGTAGCTGCACGATTGGGCAACAAAAGCACATTGGAAGAGACACGTACCCAGCGGTTTATAGACATCGCGGAACGCGGAACTCTGCCGGTTCCTGTGAGGTACTACGCAGCGCACACTGGTCGGTGGGGTGGAGATGACAAGATCAACCTACAGAACCTACCGAGCCGTGGGCCTGATGGTAAGATGTTGAAGCGAAGTATCACCGCACCCGATGGCTACACGCTTATTGACTGTGACTCATCGCAGATTGAAGCGCGTGTGCTGGCGTGGTTCGCGGGGCAGGATGATTTGACTAAGGCGTTTCGCAAGAAAGAGGATGTCTACGTCAAGATGGCCGCAAGAATTTATGACGTACCAGAAGACCAAGTGGACAAGCAACAACGGTTTGTTGGTAAGACCACAATACTTGGGGCTGGCTACGGCATGGGTGCAGTTAAGTTTCAAACACAATTGGAATCTCTTGGAACTTACATACCTCTTGACGAAGCGCGACGGATCATCAATATATACCGTGACGCCAACTGGAAGATAAGCCACCTGTGGCATGAGGCTCAGAATATGGTTGCCCATATGGAGCGTGGTGACACACTTGAGTTTGGTAAAGAAGGTGTGGTTGAAGTATTGGGGGATCGTTCCGCCATACGTCTACCTTCTAACCTGTTAATGCGTTATGACGATCTACAGGGTGAGCAAGGTGAGCGGGGTATAGAGTACACCTACAACACACGCCGAGGTCGGACGCGGATATACGGTGGCAAGGTGATAGAGAACACCTGCCAAGCTCTTGCACGCTGCATCATCGCTGAACAGATGTTGTTAATTGCTAGACGCTATCGTGCGGTGTTGACTGTGCATGACTCAGTTATTGGGTGTGTGCCTATAGATGAGGCTGAAGAAGCCAAGCAGTACATTGAGAAGTGTATGAAGTACGTGCCCAAGTGGGCAAAAGGACTGCCACTTGATTGTGAGAGTGGTGTAGCTAAAGCATACGGAGACTGTGAATAATGAGTTACGATGAACGGGAAGAGCAGCGAAAGATAGTGCGATGCGAAAGCGCTGATGTCGTTATAAACGATGCGACATATTTACAAGAAGTCATAAACAATAGCGATATAACATTCGACCACGCTCTCATGGCACTACTTATAACTGAGTTACGTGAATTAAATGAAAGACCGTATAGTTGATGAGCATAGCACCGTGGTCGTTCAGCAAGATTAAGGCATTTGAGCAATGTCCTAAGCAGTTCTATCACGAGAAGATACTCAAGCAGTATCCGTTCAAAGAGACTGAGGCAACACTGTACGGAACGGCTTTTCACGAAGCTGCCGAGACTTACATTCGTGATGGTGGTGAACTAGACCCACGGTTCAGCTATGCACAGAAGACGTTAGACGCACTGAACGCCAAAAAGGGCGAGAAGCTGTGCGAGATAAAGATGGGCCTGACTGAAGACCTAGAGGCATGTAGTTTCTTTGCGCGTAACGTGTGGTTTCGCGGTATCGCGGACTTACTGATACTAAATAGAGAAGATAAACTGGCTTGGGTCATTGACTACAAGACAGGTAAGTCGGCAAGATATGCAGACAAAGGGCAGCTAGAGCTAATGGCATTGGCTACCTTTAAGCACTACCCCGAAGTAGAGACTATTCGGGCTGGCTTGCTGTTTGTAGTAAGTAACGATTTGATACGGGATCGCTATACGACTGAAGATGAAGAGAGGTTGTGGGCCAAGTGGTTGGATAATTACAACGACATGGAAACAGCTTTTGAGAATGATACGTGGAACCCCAACCCGAGTGGCCTATGTAAAGCATGGTGTCCAGTGTTGGAGTGTCCACACAATGGGAAGAATTAATGCCGTATAAAAATAAAGCAGACCGCAAGAAACAGAAGAACCCACCAGTGGGCAGTGCTGCACATGAAGCTCGTATGGAGCGACAACGTGCGCGTCGAGCTATGGACAAGGCAGGGCGCGATGCCAATAAAAACGGTAAGGCTGACAAACGTGAAGGGAAAGACGTTAGTCATAACAAGATGCTCAGTAAGGGGGGCAGCAACAGAGATGGCGTACGTATAGAAAGCGCCAATAAAAACAGAAGTCGTAATGGCAAAAGGCCAAAGCGAACAAGATAAGACCGAGGTGTTTCCTACCTGTTAACACGTTCCCGTCCGTGTGGTCGAAGGCGGGACTTATTAGGCCAGATCGTTGTCATTTCGATCCTGAGCACGTTCCCGTCCGTGTGGTCGAAGGCGGGACTTTTTTGAATGACTGCACGGAGTGACTACCCACCCCCCTCCACTTCGTGATCCAGCACGTTCCCGTCCGTGTAGTCGAAGGCGGGACTAAAAAGGAGACCAAGTTGAAAGTTGTATATAACAAAGCACTTCTATTACGCCTTAAAAATCCGGGCAAGGTCACCACTGTAATACCCAAGAGCAAGGAGTTATCAGGAAACAGAGTGGTAGTTAATTGGGGTGTGGATGAAACACATGTACTCAAGAACTTAAACATACAAGCACCGTCCCCCATTGAGGGTAAGTACAAGTGGACAGGTAAGTACGAGCCGTTCAGCCACCAAAAAACCACATCAGGGTTTCTCACACTCAACAAACGTGCGTTTTGTTTTAACGAGCAGGGCACAGGTAAGACCGCCAGTGCTATATGGGCGGCAGACTTTTTATTCAACCAAGGCAAGATCAACCGCGTCCTAGTTATCTGTCCTCTGTCGATTATGGATTCGGCATGGCGCAAGGATCTGTTTGACTTTGCCATGCACCGCACAGTAGATATTGCTTACGGCTCGGCCAAAAAACGTGCTGCGGTAATCGCGGGTGACGCAGAGTTTGTCATAATAAATTATGACGGTGTGGAAATAGTCGCTGACGCCATAGCGGACAGTGGGTTTGATTTGATAATTGTAGATGAAGCAACTCACTATAAGAATGCACAGACAAAGCGATGGAAAACGCTCAACAAACTACTCACCACAGATATGTGGCTCTGGTTACTTACAGGCACACCCGCTGCACAAAGCCCTGTGGATGCTTATGGGCTAGCCAAGCTAGTCAATCCGAAAGGTGTGCCACGATTTTTTGGTTCTTTCCGCGACATGGTTATGTACAAAGTAACCAACTTCAAATGGGTGCCTAAACCCAACGCTACTGAGACAGTGTTCAACGCACTACAACCAGCAATACGTTACACCAAAGATGAATGTCTGGATCTGCCAGACATGATTTACGTTACACGCGACATACCGTTAACGCGCCAACAAGAAAAGTATTACAAAGAACTAAAAGACAAGATGATTATGCAAGCGGCTGGTGAGGATGTTACTGCCGCTACCGCCGCCGTGAATATGAACAAGCTACTGCAAATCAGTTCCGGTGCTGTGTACACCGATTCTGGTGAGACCATAGAGTTTGATACCAAGCACCGATATAAGGTGTTGCGTGAAGTAATAGACGAGTCAAGCAAGAAAGTTTTGATATTTGTGCCGTTCAAGCACACGATAGATTTGCTTACAGGGAAGCTACGAGCGGATGGCATACCCACTGAGGTGATTAGCGGTGCAGTGAAAGCAGGGGATCGCACGCGTATATTCAAAGAATTTCAAGAGACAGACAACCCCAGAGTGTTGGTAATTCAGCCGCAAGCAGCTGCACACGGTGTCACACTAACCGCTGCAAACACTGTGGTTTGGTGGGGGCCAACGAGTTCTGTGGAGACTTATGCACAGGCAAACGCCCGTGTACACAGAGCGGGTCAAGATCATAAATGCACTGTCGTACAGCTACAGGGTTCTAGCGTCGAAAAACGTGTATACGCATTACTTAACAACAAAATAGATACCCACACAAAAATTATTGATCTTTACAAGGAAATACTTGACTAACGCATAAGCTACCTTTAGATTGCAGTTCTCGGCAATGAATAGGACACAAACATGGCTGATGCAAAAGTAGTAGATAGTGTCACCTTGGAGAAATTGACTAGGGTTTATCTCAAGATCAAGGGCGAAAGGGAACGTCTGTCTGCTGAATTTAGGGAAGCTGACGACAAATTAGTCGCGCAGCAAAATAAAATAAAAAGCGCACTCTTGGATCATTTGAAAGATACGGGGGCCAAGAGCGTCAAGACTGATGCCGGTACGTTCTACCGTACTGTGAAGCAAAAGTATTGGACGAGTGATTGGGAATCCATGCACAAGTTTATCTTGGAGCATGAGGTGCCTGAGTTCTTGGAGAAGCGTTTACACCAAGGGGCAGTCAAAGGGTTCTTAGAAGAGAACCCAGACCTGTTGCCGAAAGGGTTAAACGTGGATTCGGAGTACGCTGTGACAGTAAGGAAAGCATAATGGAGCAGCTAGTTCCGATTGAAGAAGTGGCAAAGCACTTCGGTATATCCTTGTCCACTGCACGTAAATGGGTGCGTGATGGGGTAATCCCTTCTAACACCTACGTAAAAGTAGGAAAAACTCAGCGGTTTGCATTAGCGGAAGCGTCAAAAGCTGTTCTAGCACGCACTGGCACAGAAGACGTTGCAGCGGTTGAAGACCCTGATGAGTTCGATCCCACGGCATTTGATCCCGACGCAGACCTATAGTGCGCCGAATCAGCATACAGGGTAGTAAGTTTACGGGTCTGGTAGATCAGCCAGAAGGTAGCATTTGCTGTTCCATAGACGTAGTTATAGTGAACGCAGCGGATGTATCCCGTTCGTATTACAAAGACGATTACGTGGTTGGAGCTAAGAAGTTACCTACATGCTGGTCAACAGACACTCAAAGACCTGCACCCGAAGTGCCAGAAGACCAGAGACAGAGTGCACGTTGCTTAGACTGTACTCAGAATGTACGAGGTTCGGGGAACGCAGGGGGTAGGGCTTGTAGATTTCATCAACGCCTAGCGGTTGTTGAAGATCATGCACTGGATACGGTATATCAGTTGCAAGTCCCTGCCTCGTCTATATTTGGTAAGGAGCAGGGGGGCGGTATGCCACTACAGGCTTACTCCAAATTTTTATCTGGGCATGGAACGCCCTCAATAGCGGTGGTCACTAGGATAGGTTTTGATGGAGGCAGTTCTGTGCCTAAGTTGACTTTCTATCCGCAGCGACCACTAGAAGAAAAAGAACTTGAAGAAGTCCGGCTCATGGTAGATCACGAGGACACGTTACAGGCAATCGCATTCAAAGTGGATTTGCATAACGTCAACGGCGGCTCGCCATTTGCGGAAACGGAAGGGTTCACAATAGCCTAAGTCAAGGAGACCAACATGGCTGAAGTAGATATGTATTACACACTGGAGAACGTCGAAGCTCTCTACCCAAGAATCAACACCACTTACAAGTTTGACAATAAAGCAAACGGTGGGAAAGGTGGTTCTGTTAAGTGTGATCCACTAGATGACGGTGCGGCATACGAGATGTCTTTTGTGATGTCTGAGAAAAAAGCAAAGGCTTTGTACAAGTCAATGAAAGCGGCGTATGACGCTAAGAAAGTC